GACAGGGTTGCCCACGCAGTTGCGACTGCCATCGCGACCACGACGACGCAGAAGACCGAGACAAGGAACCAGATGAGGATGAAGCCGATGAGCGGTCCGTGGTCCTTGATGGCTATCTGGATGCGTGGGACTTGTTTGGTGAGGGCCTGGAGGATTCCTGGAAGGGCTCGTATGAGCTTGATGAGGAAGACAAGGGCGTAGAACACCTACACCTCCCATGCGACAAGCCCGGCGCTTTTCGCAGCGTCTCGAATGCGCGTAGGGCTGTTGGTTGGAAGAATGACGAAGCCGATCTTGTGGCCTGCGCTGGAGCGACCCCTGGCGGAGTTCATCAAGGCCTCGTAGCGTTCGCCGAAGGGAACCCACGGCACCTTGTTGCGTCCCGCCCATGTGCGGACGAGTTTGCGTGCAGGGCTCTCTTCGTCTCCGGACCCCACGTGCCAGATGGCGATGGACTTGTGCTTGCGCTTGAGTGCCGAGAAGCAGTCCGCGACACGCTCCTTGGTGATGCCAAGATCGCCACCGGCGACGATGGCAACAAAACGGATCTTCATCTCCGGCGTTGCCAGTTCGAGCCACGACGCCAAGCCCGCAGCGTTTGCAGGGCTCTGGCCAGGTCGAGGAACGTCACGAGCAGCGCCACGATCGGTGGGAGCACTCGCGACAGCATCCGAATGAAGTTCCACATGAGCCTCCTATCCTGCAAAATTGCAGAACGAAAGGAAAGCAGGGCCTTCCGAATTGCTCGGAAGACCCTGCTCGGTGGTCAGAAGGGGACGTCGTCGCCCTTCCACGTCGGCTGCGTGGTCGGCGCCTCAGGCGCCGGCGCATCGGCATCCTCGGCGGGCGCCATCGTGGCGTCGGCGCGCTTGGCCGACAGGATGGCAAACTCGCCATTGTTGCCGACAACGACGTCGGTGGCGTAGCGCGTAAGGCCGTCCTTCTCGTACTTGCTGTGCTGCAGCTTGCCGCTCACGCGCACCAGCTGACCCTTGCGGCCGTGGGCCTGGAGGATCTTGACGAGGCCTTGCGACAGGACGGTGATGCGGTGCCAGTCGGTGCGCTCGACGGGCTGGCCGTTGCTGGTCCAGCGCTCCGTCGTGGCGACGCTGAGCGTCGCGAACGACTTGCCGGACTGGGCGGTGCGGATCTCGGGGTCGCGTCCGAGATTGCCGATGATCTCGACTCGGTTGACGTTGAACATCTGCTGTCTCCTCTCTGTGGGGGACCCGGAATGGGTCCAATGAAAAAACGCCGGGCCTTGGATGCGTCCATCCAAAGCGCCGGCGTTCCCAAGGCTTGCCCGCAGGCATAGGCTGCGGGGCTGACCCTGTTCCATCCACAACGGGGAGGCGTCGTCTGCACGCGCCAGGCAGCTTGGTGCGATCGTCTTGCGTCGATCTGCGGCGAGTCGTCAGCATGCTACATGGATGCGTCTCCTCCAGGTTGAACGAGAGCCTTGAGGGTTGCAGCAGCGCAGGACGCTGCAACGAGCTTGGCGAAGCCTGCGTATCGCTCGTACCTCAAAAAGACCCGCTGGGCCTTATCGCTCGGGGATCGTCCATTCCGCCTCGCTGGGCGGGATGGTTTTGACAGTGATGACGCGACGCATCGCCCACGAGGACATGGCGTTCGCGATCATCAAGACCGTCCAGATGAACCGGACGCGAACGCCGCACTTGCGGCGTCGATACTCGTCGCGGAGGTAGCTGGCGAACCAGCGAAACCGAAGTCGAATCATGCGCATGAGCGTCTTCTCCTCTGAGTGAAATCGATCAACAATCGATCAAACGAAAAAAGCAGGGCCTTTGAGCCGCTGGATGCAGGGCTCAGTCCTGGGCTTGGGGGCGGGGGCGTAGGGGGTGGAGGGGGACCGGGGGCGGAGCCCCCCAGTCCCCCTCCGGCCACCAGCGCAGGTGATGCAGAATTGAGAGCCGCCCCAAGACCCCTGCCGCTGCGGTGTTGGTGGAAGAGAAGAGCTGGCGGCGCCGTCGCGGGACGGCTGCCGCCAGCTCGAGGTGTCAGGTCAGGGCGCGGTGCTGTCCGCGTCCGGCGACGGTGCCGCCTGGGGCACCGGGCGGAGGTCGTCGCCGACCGCCCAGCCCTGCGGCGGGATGGGCGCGAAGGTCGGGATGCCTTCGCGGATGGCACGGCCGACGAGGTCGCCGACCTGAGCCTTCCCGCCGAACGCCAGCACCGCGTTCGGCCGCTGTGCAACGATCACCCGGTTGCGCGTGAACCCGGCGTCCTTGCCGTGACGGTTGAAGTCTAGACCGAATTGCCTCAGGGCCACGCGGTGCTTTCGGGCCCAGTCGGCGACGGTGCCGTCGACGCCCGCGGCGCGGTCGCCGGTGTAGAGCCAGAGTCGCTCGCCGTACTTGGTCCGCGCCCTGTCAAGCCATTCGGTGACCAGCTGCCGGTCGTGGGCGTCAGGCGAGCCCATGACCACGACGCGGAACCCCTTGGCCTCGGGGACGGCGGGACGCACGTTGCCGAGCGAGACCTCGGTCGCGAGCGCGATGGCCGGGTGGTACACCCTCTGGGTCTGCGAGGCCGGGACCCAAGGCTCGCCGACGATCTCGGAGTAGGCGTCGGTCGCGCCGTCGAGGGCGTGACGCAGCGCGGCGATGTCGGCCGCGTGCTCCGCCACGGCATCTGAGATGCGCGACTGCTCGACGCTCTCAAGCTCGGGTGGGAGTGCGCCGGGTTCGGACGCGTTCTGCGTCTCGCGGGCCATGGCGGCCTCGGTCCTGTTGAGCTGCCGCTGGATTGCGGCGCAGACGGCGTCGAGGATGTTGCGCTGCATCCGCTTCGAAACGCAGCCCTCGTCTAGAAGGTGCATTGCGTCGCGAAAGGTGCTCGCGACGCCGACCGCGCCGTCCTCCAGCGCGTCGGGGTCGGTGACCTCGTTCGCGTACTCGCGGGTGATGAGGCGCTGGCGCTGCTTGTGCGCCTCGCGGGCCGAAGCCCACTCGCTGCGCGGGATGTATTCGCCTTCGGTGGGCGCCTGCATCGGCGCCTTCAAGGGCGGAACGCTGGTCGTGTTTCCAACGTGGATCTTCGTCATGTGCAAGTCTCCTCTGTGAAGAGCGGTCAGCAACCGCCCAATGAAACCAAGCGGGGCCTTACTTGCAGGCCCAGCAGACAGCGCTACGGATCACCTCTGCGTGGCACCTCTGAGGTGCGCACTTCACGTTCAGAATTCGCATCGTCGCCTCCTGTGAAAAAGGGGCCACACACAATGTCTGGCCCCCCACCCGAAGGGCGGAGCGTAAATTGACGGTTGCTGACCCAGAGCGGGGGCAACGCATTCAACAAACAAAAAAAGAAGACATGCGTTGAGCGGAGCGTACCCCGCCCGCCCGCACCAAAGCGGGCGGGGCACGAAGCTTGCTACGCAAGCTTCGTGCCTCTGGGCCGGAGCGAAGCGGAGGACTCGGAGACGGCAGAAAAGATTGGGGCCCCGAGACGCGAAGCGTCTTGGGGTGGAATCTTTTCTGACGCGGAGAGTTCACAACGGGCAATTTGGGCTCCGTGCGCAGACCCGATAGGGCGAGCCGCCGCAGGCGGCTCGGGCGGAGCGAAGCGGAGCCTCAAGCATGGAGGGGGGCCAGAGATGTGTGTGGCGGGAGGGGGGCCGCGAAGCGGCCACGAGCGAGCCGGGGCGTGAATCGGAGCGCAGCGGAGTCGCGAAGCGGCTCCGCGTAGCGGAGAGAGCCCCGAGCGAGGGTGGGGAACCCGCATGGGGGTTCCCCACCATCGGGCGAAGCCCGATCCCCTAGGTCGGCACGGCCCCGAGGAACGAGGGGTCGTGACGGCCTGGGGGATACGGTTCAGCCCGATAGGGGGTAGCGAAACGCCCTGGTCCGTAGCGGCGCGAAGCGACGCGAAGGATCGCCGTAGGCGAAGGGGCGTAGCGGCGCGGTAGCGCCGCGGTTCGCGTAGGGGCGCCAGCCCGCTGCAAAGAAGACACGCGTGCGCGCTTCAGCGCACGCACAGCGGTCGCTCCCCGCGACAACCAAGAAGCGCGATAGGGATCGAAGCCCGAAGGGCCGAGACGCCAAAGGCGGCTCGGGGCGAAGCCCGAGAGCCCGGTCGGCGAAGCCGAATCGCCCCTGTGCGTCGCAGGCGTAATGGTTGACAGGTCAAGGATGTGGTCCTGCAATGCCACAGAAGCACCTGCAAAGACAGGTGGCATTATTGCCACTTGACAGGCGATTTCGCAGGGGCGTAGGGGAGGGGGCAGGGGGAGGGGCGAGAACGGAGGCCCTACATGCCAGCCAATGCCGATGTGATCGACCCAGAACCGATGCCGCAGCCCAAGAGGCGCGTGGTTCGGATCAAGGGGAAAGCGCAAGGAATGCGCGGCATCAACGCAGCCGACAGGGCCAACGTCGTGGCCATAGGCGACGCCAATTACAAGGCGCTGGAACTGATCGCAAAACGAGGACTGACGCAGAGGGATGCGGCAGCAGAAGCGGGGATCGGGGAAGGGGCGTTGAGTCGGCTGCTCGCCAAGCCTGAGGCGCGTGATCTTCTCGCCGAGATGCAGGAGACGCAGCTTCGAGTCCTGAGGTCAAAGGCCCTGTGCAGGACAGAGGTGCTGCTGGACGAGGCGCGAAGCGAGCGCGTGCGGCTTGAGGCAGCACGGCTGGTGCTGGAGCAGAGCAAGCCTGAGGCGGTGGCAGCGGCAGGAAGCGTCGAGCTGGTCATAGACCTAGGCTCGTGAGGTGAACCCGTAGTGCGGTGTCCGTATCCGCCGCCGCAGCGACCGGAGGAACTGGCGGAGCCGCGAGCGTTGAGACCCACACCATCGCTTTGCGATGGGGGGGGTCGAAAACGCGAGCGCGACCTCCGAGCCCTCTACTCCCCCCGCATTTTTTTCACATAGGGGACCCCCGTGATCGTTTCTCCCTCCAGCTTCCTTGCGACCCTGTCGTTTCAGGATCTCCAGGTTCTTCGGGAGCATGTCAGGCGCACGCACATGCGTGGCTGGAAGCCTGAGTTCCGCACCGACCAGGAGTGCGACCGGATCATCGACGTGATCGGGCCGCGTGTTGCCGAGCGGGCGCTCAAGGAGGCGGTTGATCGCAAGTGGTCGGATTGGCGGAGGTCTGCATGACCGAGCGGCGCCCTTCTGGCGAGGTGTGGAAGAGCATGGACCTTCCCGAGAATGCGTCGCGCAAGGACATCGACGCGGCGTTCGGGGACCTGGTCTTGCAATGCCGTGGAGATGGTGGCGTGAAGCTCCTTGCCCAGCGCATCCACTACGAGCCTGACGGCACCCATCGCCTGCTGGTGAAGATGGGCAAATCGAGGAGGGTGCCGGCCGATGGATGATGGAGAGATCAGGGATTTGGCCGAGGGACAGCACCAGATCGACGCTGCGCGGTCCAAGCGGCGCCAGGTGCGCTACAAGACCCGCGGCTACTGGTCCGAGCTGTCCAACCTCCGTCGTCGCATTGACGAGCTCGAGAAGCGCCTTGTCCTGCTGGACAGGCTCAACCGACGCTTCCAGAGCCAGGTCGAGTGGCTTGAATCTAGCTTCCCCAAGCTCAAGGAGCGCCGCTTCCAGATCGAGTCCGAGGGCGGTTTCGACTATCTGCTCGAGCATGACGCTCCGCGTCCTGTCGGGCGGCCGCCGCGATCGTTCTTCGAGGGCAAGGTCTGATGGCCGAGCCGGTCAGGATCTCCTACAAGCCCCCTGGCCCCGTGGGCCGGGACTTCATGAAGGATCCGAGCTTCGTGCGCGGCATCCGAGGCCCGATCGGCAGCGGCAAGTCCGTCACCTGCTGCATCGAGATCATGCGCCTTGCCCTTGCCATGCCGCGCAGCGGGAGGTCGAAGAAGCGCCAGTCCCGCTGGTGCGTCATCCGCAACACGCAGGGCGAGCTGCGCACGACCACGATCAAGACCTGGCTTGACTGGTTTCCCGAGCACGAGTTCGGGAAGTTCAACTGGTCGCCACCCTTCACGCACAAGATCCGCAAGGGCGACGTCGAGATGGAGGTGATCTTCCTGGCCCTGGACCGGGAAGACGACGTCAAGAAATTGCTGTCGCTCGAGCTGACGGGGGCGTGGATCAACGAGGCCCGGGAGATCCCCAAGGCCATCCTCGACATGCTGACCGGCCGCGTTGGCCGCTTTCCAAAGCTTGCTGACCTTGACGGCCAGGACTACCGCGCCTGCATCTTCATGGACACCAACGCCATGGAGCCGGACCATTGGTGGCCCATCCTTGCCGGCGAGGCGCCGATCCCCGAGGACATGGACCCCGTCGATGCGCTGACTCTGCAGCGCCCCGAGAACTGGCGGTTTTTTGTCCAGCCCGAGGCCGTCGTCGAGAAGATGGAGGGCGACGCGATTGTTGGCTACGAGGTCAATCCTGCGGCCGAAAACCTCGCCAACCTGCGCCCGGACTACTACTCGAACCAGATCGCCGGCAAGACGCGCAGCTGGATCCGCGTCTACCTCCAGAACCGTCTTGGCTACACGCTCGACGGCTCGCTGGTCTATCCGACCTTCTCCGACGAGCGCCATGTTGCGCGCTCCAGGCTCTTGCCGCTGGAAAACCACGTCGTCGGCGTCGGCATCGACTTCGGGCTCACGCCCGCGGCCATCATCGGACAGAACGTGATGGGCCGCTTCAGGATCATGCGCGAGATCGTCTCGACGTCCATGGGCGCCGAGCGCTTCGCCGACCAGCTGCTGGCGGTCCTGTCCCAGCCGCCCTTTGCCGGCATGCAGCTTGCGTTCTGGGGCGACCCGGCCGGCGACAGCCGGGCGCAGACCGACGAGCGCACGCCCTTCGACATCTTGCGCGCCAAGGGCATCAACGCCCAGCCCGCGCCCACCAACGACTTCGTGGAGAGGCAACAGGCGGTCGAGCACCTGCTCAACCAGCGCATCGGCGACCTCGAGGTCTTCCTGCTCGACCCGTCCTGCACGATCCTGCGTGCAGGCTTTGCCCGCGGCTACCACTACCCGATGGTTCAGGGTGTTGGCGGCAAGCGCCCCGCCGATCGCCCGATGAAGAACCGCTACAGCCATCCCCACGACGCCTTGCAGTACCTCGTCCTTGGCCTTGGTGGCGGCCGCATGCTCCTCAACCGCACGCCCGTCGCCAAGCCAAGCGTCGCGGTGGTCAACACGCGCACGCACGGCACGGTGATGGATCGCCTGACGCGCAGGCTGCGAGGTCGTGGTGGTTGAGCCGTTCCGCGAATGCGACTTTGGCCTCGACATCGTGACCTGGCACGTCGCCTTCGGCGATTTCCATCCCGGCACGCGACGCTGGTGGCACCTTTTCGCCCGCAAGGGCTGGCGCCATGTGCTGGTGTTTGGCTACTCACGTGGCGGCTGGATCGTCATCGACCCCTTGATGGGCCACACAGACGTGCGCGTGGCGATGGGCGAGGAGATCGACTGCACGATCGCCGTGCTGAAGGCTGGCGGCGGCCGCATCCTGCGCGTGGACAGGATCAAACGCTATAGGTGGATGCTGCGTGGGCCGGTCTATTGCGTGACCACGGTGAAGCACCTGCTTGGCATGGGCGGCCTGTCGTTCACGCCAGAGCAGCTGTACCACGCACTCCTGCGCCAGGGCGCGACCGAGGTGTTCCGATGAAAACTCCGAAGATGCCCGCCCCCGATCCCGCGACCATCGCCGCGCAGCAGGAGGCGAAGCAGCGCGCCGAGGAAGAGCGCAAGAAGGCCGAGGAAGTCGCGGCCAGCACCGAACGCCTGCGCTCGTCCGGCGCGCTTGGCCGCCGCTCGCTCTTCACCGCCGGCGAGTCTGGCTACAACTCCATGCTTGGAGGCTGATTCATGCCGACGCTGACGCCGGCGCTGGCGCGCCGAGCCTCGGAGAGGCTCGCATGAACCTTGAAGAGATCATCAAGCGTTCGCAGAAAGCGCACTCGACGCACGACCAATGGAAGACGCTTTGGGACGAGTGCTACGAGTACTCGATGCCACACCGTGCGCGGTTCTTCTCGCACACCAACGGCCAGAAGAACACGCTGAACCTCTACGACAGCACGGCTGTCACCTCGATCCACGAGTTTGCGTCGCGCCTGCAGGCTGGCCTCACGCCAACCTTCTCGCGCTGGTCGCGCCTGCGGCCAGGCCGCATCATCGACCCCGACAACGCCAACGAGATCCAGGCCAAGCTTGACGAGATTGGCGAAGAGGTCTTTGCGGTCCTCCATCGCTCGAACTTCGACAGCCAGATCCACGAAGCCTACATGGAGCTCGGGATCGGCACGGGATCGCTCATCGCCGACTACGATCGCGACGACGTCATCCGCTTCACCGCGGTCCCGCTCACGCAGATGGCGATGGATGCAGGCCCGTGGGGGACCGTCGATGGGCGATTCCGCAAGCGCAAGATCCAGGTCGGCCTGATCGACAAGGAGTGGCCCGGCGCCAACGTCCCGATGGAGCTGATGGATCGCATGGCGAACCGTCCGCTCGACGAAATCGAGGTCAACGAGGCGACTTTCCGAGACTGGTCAAAGCGCGTCGAGACCCATGTCTACGTCGTGTGGCTCTCGTCGCCCAAGGTCGAGATCCTGCGCACGACCTACAGCGGGGCCGGCGCCTGCCCGCACATCAACTTCCGCTGGTCTGTCGCTGCTGGCGAGGTCTATGGCCGCGGCCCGCTGCTCAACGCCATGCCTGACGTGCGCGTCGCCAACGTCATCGTGCAGCTGAACCTGGAGAACGCCGAGCTTGCGGTGTCTGGCCTGTGGCAAGGCGAGGACGATGGCGTCCTCAACCCCAACACCATCACGCTGCTGCCCGGGACCATCATCCCCCACGCACGCGGATCCCAGGGTCTTCGCCCCCTCGAGGTGCCAAGCCGCTTCGACTTGTCGCAGGTGATCCTCAAGGACCTGCAGGCCAGCATCAAGCGCGCCCTCTACGACGAGGCGCTCGGCCCGCCCACCGGCACGCCCATGTCGGCGACCGAGGTGCAGGCCAGGATGCAGGATCTCTACCGGCGCATGGGATCGGCCTATGGCCGCCTCCAGCGCGAGCTGGTGCAGCCCGTCATCCGGCGCACGATCTGGCTGCTCAAGCAGACCGGCCGCATCAGCCTGCCGTCCGTCGATGGCGATCTCGTGGAGATCAAGAGCGAGAGCCCGCTGGCGTCTGCCCAGAAGGACCAGGACGTCCAGCGCATGATGGAGTTCGCCGGCGCCCTGCAAGGCACGTTTGGCCAGCAGCTTCCGCTGATGATGCTGATGGAGCCCAACAAGGTGGCCAAGTGGTTGGCCGACCGCAAGGACATCCGCGCCGACCTGTTCTACACCGAGGAGCAGCAAGCGCAGATGCTGCAGCAGATGCAACAGATGGCACAGCAGATGGGGCCGCAAGCCGGAGGCGGGGGAGGAATGCTTGGATGAATCGGAAGTCGTCGCCCGGCTGAGGTCGACCCTCGCAAAGCCCGCCGACAGCGGCGTCCACCCGCGCAAGGTGGAGCTGGCCGCTCACTCCGCGTTGTCGAAGCCCGACGGCGCGATGCTGCTCGAATACCTCGAGCAACTGACCCTGCGCACCGTGCATCCGCCCGGATCGCTCAACGAAGTGCTGCAATACCGCGAAGGCATGCGCTTTGCGGTCTGGCTGATGCGTCACCTGATGGAAAGAGGAGCCATCGATGCTGAGAAACCCGTATCCGCGAAGCCCTGACGACGCGTCTGGCGCCCCGGCCGGAGGCCGAACGCCGCAGGCGGCTCGGAGCGCCGAAGGCGCTCCGGCGGCCGCGTCTTCAGGTGAGCCGCCGCCGCTGAGCGGCGCGAGGTCTGGCGGCCTGACTGCCGGCGACCAGGCCGCGATCTCTGCGCAGCGCGCCGCCAATCCGGAATCCCCTCTTCCGGATGGGTGGCTTGCAATGGAAAAGCGACCGGACTGGCTGCCCGAGAAGTTCTACGACGCCCAGCGCAAGGCCGCTCGCCTGTCCGATTTCGGCAAGGCCTACGGCGAGGTCGAGCGCAAGGTCTTCACGCGCAGCGACGACTTGCGTCGCCAGGTCGAGCGCGACTTCGAGGAAGGCCGCATGAAGGCCCGGCCCGAGAAGCCCGAGGGCTACCAGGTCAAGCTGCCCGAGGGGTACTCGAAGGAGAACTTCGAGCTGAACCTCAACGAAGCCAACCCGATGATGAAGTGGTGGCGATCGACTGCGCACGAGCTGGGCCTGAACCAAAACCAGTTCGAGTCCGGCATCGCCGCCTACGTCGATGGCATGGCTGCGGACATGCCCGATATCGACGCCGAGGTGAAAAGCCTTGGCGAGAACGGCATCCAGCGCATCGCCAACCTCCAGAAGGCCCTGACCAAGACGCTTGGCGCCGACTGGGAAGTGCTCAAGCCGCTCGCGACTTCGGCCAAGGCTTTCGAGGCGCTCGAGAAGCTTGTCGATGCACGCCTCCTGGCAGGCAACCAGCCGCAAGGTGCGCCTTCGGTACCGGCCGGCGATGGGCGCACTCGCGAAGACCTGCGCAAGATGATGATGGACCCGCGTTACCGCGACCCGTATCGCCGCGATCCGGCTTTCGTGCGCGAAGTCGGCGCTCTCCAGCAGCGTCTCTATGCAACCGGCGCATAAGCGATAGGCGCACAGACAAGGGGCGGGGTACGGCGAAGGAGCAATTCGCCTACCCGGCCCCGTTTTGCGAGAGCCCCGGCCCGCAAGGACCAACCGGCGGCGGCGTGAAGGGACCAACCGGCAGCGCGGTTCAACCCAACCTGCTCAAGGAGATCCCTCATGTCGACCTCGATCGACAACAACTTCATCAAGCTCTTCGACGACGAGACCTTCGTCGCGTTCCAGCGCGATGGTTCCCAGCTGCGCGGCACGATCCGCGAGAAGATGGGCACCGGCAAGACGTTCCAGTTCCACAAGTACGGTTCCGGGACGATGTCGACCAAGGGCAAGCACGGCGACGTGCCGGTCATGAACGTCGACCACACCAACGTGACGCTCACCATCACCGACTACTACGGTGGCGAGTACATCAACGACCTCGACGAGCTCAAGACCAACATGGACGAGCGGCAGCTTGCCGCTGGCGCGTTGGCCAAGGCTGCCGGTCGCAAGGTCGACGACACGATCACCGCGGCTGCCTATGCGTCGCTGCCTGCCGGCCAGCAGATCGCGGCCGCGGCAACGGGGCTCACCCGTTCCAAGGTCCTGACGCTGATGGAGCTCATGGGCACCAACGAGATCCCGGACGATGGCGGCCGCGTTTGCCTCATCGCGCCGGAGCAGTGGACCAACCTCCTGACCATCTCCGAGTTCGCGTCCCAGGACTATGTCGGTCCCGACGCGCTCCCGTGGAAGTCGGGTGTCACGGCGAAGCGCTGGCTGGGCATCATGTGGATGCAGTTCACCGGCCTCACGCTGTCGTCCACGACCCGTCGATGCCTCGCCTACCACAAGTCCGCGATGGCGCTGGGCATGAACAGCGAGATCCGCACGAACTTCGACTGGGTGCCGCAGAAGGGCGAGTATTTCGCCCAGGCGCGCATCGCCGTCGGCTCCGTGCGCATCGAGGACACGGGCGTGTTCCAGATCGACTGCACCGAGACCTGAGGAAGGAGAACCTCCCATGGCATTCACCGCCAGCCAGCTCTTCCGCGTCGCTTCCTTCGGCGCCAACGGGCTCTACGTCTACATCGACAAGGACAACGACGGCGCCGCGACCGTCGACACCTCGGGCTACATGAGCGCTGCATTCGAGCAGCTCAAGGTGGGCGACGTCGTCCTGCGCATCTCGGCCTCGGCGTTTAGCTCGACGCTCAACACGATCACCACGGTCGGTACCGCCGGCTGGCATGTCGTGATGACGAACGCGTCGGGGGTCGTGAACCTGAGCGACACGCTCGCGCTCACCGTGACCAACACCGACTGAGCAACTGGCGGGGCCTTGCTTTTGCAGGGCCCCGCCTTCTTCCTGACGGCGTGCTTGGGGTCGTGCAATGGCCGACACGAAGATCGACATTTGCTCTCGTGCTCTCATCGA